TAAAAAGGCACGAGAAAAGATGCTAATTTGGGGCGATACTTTGCCGTCAAATGTGCAGCCAGAATTAGCTGGAATGTTTCGCCAAGCTTACGAAAATTTGGGGGAAGCTGTCGAAGCGGAAGATGTCATCAAAGTTAACAAGATTGCGTTGGAATTAATTAAAGGTTGGGACGTGTTAGAGAGGAACGCAATTAAGAACGGTCACGAGCCATTGCCAAAACATTGCTACGCCATCGAGATTGACGGAGATATAATTTGCGTTGCAATGTCTCAAGCTAAAGAGTTGCGTGAGAAATATCCGACCTGGATAGTTTACGACTGGGAAGACGTGGCAAGAATTATTAAGGCGAGCCACGCTGCACATTTTCTGAAGACAGCAATCGAAAGCTTTCCAGATGCAAAGATTAAAAACATTACGGTAAAAGGTAAGACAGTTTATAATGAAGATGAAATACCATTTTAGGGAGAAACAATGAAACGTAACGATTTACTAACAGAAGCCGGTAAGAAGATTAATGTTGACCGGGCTAATGTTTATGGCGATGCAAAGTTAAACCACGTTAGAATTGCAAAAGGCTGGAATATTATATTAGATTCGGTCGTGGGAGAAATTAACGAGGGTCACGTGGTTTTAATGATGGATTGGCTGAAGACATCCAGGTTGCTAGAAACAATAAGCCACGAGGATTCCTGGCAAGATAAGATTGGTTACGCTGCTTTGGGTGGCGAGTTTATGATTAAAACAGAAGGAGCAGAATAATGGGTGCAATTATGAAAGCACGAGTTAAGCAATTGGAAACGATTGGCGAGGAAGAAATCTTTGACAGGATCTCAAATGGAATGACAGTTCGTTCTTTCATTTCAGAGATGGGAATGGGGTGGCGAGCCTTCTATAAGTGGTTAGATAGTCACGAGGGACGCAGAGGGCGTTACGAGGAGGCTATGCACGCTTCAGCGCATTTCTACGCCAACAGAGCCGTAGACACTGCACAAGCGGCTGATATTGGCTCTGTGAACGTGGCAAGATTACAGGTTGATACAGATAAGTGGATAGCATCGAAGCTATCTCCAGTGTATGACGTGCGTCAAAGGGACGTGAATGTTAACATAAGTGTGCAAGATCTGCACGCTCAAGCTCACGAATTGCTGGCAAGTAACGCAGATATTATCGACGTTGTAGCTGAAGAAGTTAAGCATGAAGTGTTGGAAGTGGTGAAGAATAGTAGCGATGATAATGAAGAAAAAGCACATTGATTGACACGACGCGCGCATACGGGGGCAATAGGTCAGCATTGCTTACTTATTATAGGTCAACAATGCTGACCTATTACTGGGCAAGATGTCCTATAAATAAACATATTATTGGGGATAAATTGGCTAAGTCATTGATATTGTTACATAATCACCTTGATAATTTAGTTAACATAATAAGTATTATCGGACAAACGGGTCAATCTAGGTATATATCTGTCTTTTACCCCCCCCTTATTTTATTTCGGTGGGGTGTAAATGTGAAGGTCCACAACACGTACCGACGTACCACCCCCCACCCCTTTGAAAATTTTTTAGGAGAATGTCATGAATGAAAAAAATTATCGTGAAAACCCGTTTGTAAAATTGATGCAGCGTTACATGAATGACCCGGTTAGGTTTGCTCGCGAGGTTGTTGGCGTTGAGCCTGACCCGTGGCAAATTGAATTTTTGGAGGCGGTTGCTGATAAGGACATTAGGCGTATTTCTGTAAGGTCTGGCCACGGTGTTGGTAAGTCTACTGGTGCTGCTATGGCTGCTGTGTGGCATGTTTTGATGCGTAGCCCGTCCAAGACGGTTATTACTGCCCCAACTTCTGCTCAGTTGTTTGACGCGTTATTTGCTGAGATGAAGACGATTGCGAAAAATTTGAAGCCGCCCTTTAGTGAGTTACTGGAGATCAAGTCGGATCGTATTGAGTTGAAGGGTAAGAACGAGAGCACGTTTATTTCGTGTAGGACATCGAGGCAGGAGCAGCCGGAGGCGTTAGCTGGTGTTCACTCTGAGCATGTTTTATTGATGGCTGACGAGGCGAGTGGTATTCCTGAGTCTGTGTTTGAGGCTGCGTCTGGTTCGATGTCTGGCCACAGTGCGACGACTGTGTTGACGGGAAATCCCACCCGTAACACTGGGTTTTTTTATGACACGCATCACAGGTTGAAGGAGTTTTGGACCACGATGCATGTTTCGTGCATGGAATCGCCCAGGGTGAGCGATGATTTTATTAATGACATGAAGATTAGGTATGGCGAAGATTCCCCGGCGTATCACGTTAGGGTATTGGGTAATTTTCCGCCATCTGAGGAGGATACGGTTATTCCGGTGAGTTTTGTTGACCACGCGATGCAGAATAAAGTTGAGGTTGCCGAGACTACTACGGCGATTTGGGGTTTGGATGTCGCGCGTAAGGGTGGCGATAGCTCTGTTTTATGTCGGAGGCAGGGTCCGTTGATACATCCTTTGACTGTGTGGAAGGGTTTGGATTTGATGCAGCTTACGGGTGCGGTTAAGGCGGAATATGATTTAATGTCGCCAAGTCGTCGTCCCGTGGAGATTATTGTTGATAGCAATGGCTTTGGTGCTGGTGTTTTGGATCGGTTGCGCGAGTTGGATTTGCCTGCGCGTGGTTTGAATGTGTCGGAATCGTCGTCGAGCAAGCAGACGTATTTGAATTTGCGTGCCGAGCTGTGGTTTAAAACGAAAGCGTGGCTTGCCGGGATGGATGTGCAGCTACCCAATGATGATTTGTTATTTGCGGAGTTAGTCGCGCCGCGTTATTTTTTTACATCGAGTGGAAAGATCCAGGTGGAGTCGAAGGATGCCATGAAACGTCGAAAGATAGCCTCGCCTGACCGAGCTGATGCGGTGTGTCTGTGTTTGGCGACCGATAACACAACGATGCGTTACGGTGTGTCCTCGTTGGGCGCGTGGGCGCGTCCTTTAAAGCGTAATATAAAAGGTGTTGTTTAAAATTTGTATTTTTGGTATGAAGTTGTGTATGTTTATATAGGCGTGAAGAGGTATAGTGGCGAGTATATTAGATTTTTTCTCTGCGGAGGCTGGTCAGAACAGGACAAAAGCGTTACGCCGCAAGACTGGCGGCTTGATTGGTAAGCTTTCTGGCGCGGCTAATTCGCTATTAGGTCCGACAGGTATTCCCGGTAAGGTAAGTTCTGCTGGGCAGATTGCGTCAATGATAAATCCCGTTGCTGGCATGGAGCGTTCCATGAGGGCGGCTGGTAATAATAAGTTTGGCGAGAGTTTAATTGAGATTGGCGGAGTTGTGTTGCCAGCAGGAATTGTTGCTAAATACGGAGCCAAGACTGCTTTAGCAGCGGCAAAGGGATTGCAGGAATCATTGACGGCAACTGGAAGTGCGTTATCTGGTGCTTCTGTAAGGTCATATGATGAATTTATTAAACGTATGAACGAGCCTTTACAGACTAAACTTCCATCCACAATGTATTCTAATCCTTTTTTTGATGTGTCAAAAATTAATAAAGAATTGCTTGATCCATTGGGCTACCAAAAAACAAAAATGAAAAAATATCTTTCTGATGTAAAAATAGGATCTAAAGATTTAAATAATAAGTTACCAAGAACCCCAGTCACGATAGAATCTTTAGAAGGTAAGCGAGTGTTACCTTTATTTGGAGACAAATCCAGTGGCGGTTTGTTAATTAAAAGTATTGACGGTCAAAAATTTGATAAACCTGTTTTAACAGAAGGTGGTGTAGATTATATGCGAGGTCAAGCTAACCAACTTGATAATTCAATTTGGGCTTCTGCTGCTGCAATTGCTAATAGAATAAAAAAAGAAGCTCAACTTATCGCTGAAAAAACAGGAGATGAAGTAGTGGGTTCTACTATTAGTATGGCGCCAAATGCTGTAGATTTTACTAATTTTGCTGCTGAAACAATGGCTGAAATGATGAAATTTGCTCCAGTAACGAAAGCTAACGCTCTTCAGTTTGATGACTTAATGCTAAAAACCGATCCAAATTGGCCTGGCGTTCAGTCAAAAGGATTGAGGGAATATGTAAAAAAAGCAAGTTCAAACATTAGAAAATCTTTTATTAGAAATATGGATAGCCGACCAGCACAAGACGCAGGATTTCCTAGTCCTGCGGAAATAAGACTTGCAGTTACAGATCCTTCCCAAATAGATTTAAAGCCAGGCATGACAGGCTTGGGTATGTCTAAAATTAATACATCTAAAATGTTAGGTAATAATAAACCTCCAGACTCTGTACCTCACACAACATACGACACATCAGTTAAGGGAGCCGCAGATTCTAACAGCGGTTATGTTGGCTCAATGCCTCCTATCCACCAAAGTTTACTTTTTCCAGACTTCTATAAGGGTCGCGCAAACAGCACTATATTAAATAAAAAAACTGGTGTAAGAACACCAGAATCTGAAGCTCATAAAACGTATGCTATGAAAACACAAATGCCATCTCAGTTAATAACGCCAGAAATTGTAGATACCATTATGAAGATGCAAGGGCGTCGATAATGAAATTTGGTGGGTCGTTACTGTTGTCAAAATCTAGCAAATCGCATACCATAGAATCAAAATGTTCTAATGATTTTATGTCTGTCTTAT